CGCGACCGAATGCGCGCAATGGAAATCGCTGGCTGGGGTGGAGAGCTTGAAAGCGAGTCTGGCGCGACAAAACCCGCATCGTCTCTACGTCTGGGAAAGCATCGCCAACGGCTTCAACTGGTTTTACAATCATTGCCAGCAGGCGAAAGTGGATCGCCACATGCGGTTCATCTTCATCGGCTTCTGGGCCAACCCCACCTACAGCATCCCGAAAAGAGACCCGGACTATAAAATTTACTGGGACGGTCATCTGACCGACGAGGAAATCACGCGCGCCCGGTACGTCAAGCAGCAATACGGTTACACGGTCAAGCCGGAGCAAATCGCTTGGTGGCGTCGCGAGAGCGAGTTCAAGCCGGAAGAATACATGCTGCGCCACTATCCGTGGCACGAGCGCGAATGCTTTATCGCATCCGGAAGCGGCTTTTTCCCGGCGCAACGGACTTTGGAGATCGCGGAGAGCCTGGGAGATCCGAGCCCGCCGTACCAAGGCTACAAATATATTTTCGAGGATCAATTCCTCTCGTCGCACATCGAACAGGTCGCCACTTCATCAGAAGCCATGCTTAAAGTCTGGGAGGATCCCGAGCCGGATGGCGTCTACACGATCGGCATCGATCCCTCCGGAGGCGGCGGAGGCGAAACCAATGACCATGCAATTGAGGTTCTGCGTTGCTATGCTGACCGTGTTGTACAGGTCGCTGAGTTTCAGTCGAACCGGCCGCTTACCTATCAGCTGGCCTGGGTGTTGGCTCACCTCGCCGGAGCTTATCGCGACCACCTGGCTAATCTTGAGGTTACCGGGGTTGGTGCAGCGATCATCCCCGAGGTGAGGAACCTGCGACAGCTGGCAGAGCGCGGGATTTTGCAGGGAGACGCGCAGACCGCCGGCATTCTCGACATGATCGGCGCCGTGCGTTGGTTCTTATATAAGCGGCCCGATACGCTGGGCGGCGCCGGCAATGTGATCGCCTGGAAGGCCAATCAGGACAACAAGCATCAGGTTTACTCCGAGTTGCGCGATAGTCTTATGCTGCGGCGCATCGAATTTAGATCTCCCAAGCTCGTCACGCAGCTGCAGTCGATCATCGAGAACGAAGGATGGATCGGAGCCGGACCGGATACCGGCGAAAACGACGATCTGGTCAGCGCCACCGTTCTGGCGCATCATGCGTGGGTCGAATGGCGCCGTCCGGGGTTGATCGCCAGGAATTTGACTTGGGACAGCGTGAAGGGCCAGCGCCCGCCGCAGACTATGTCAACGATGTTGTCGTTTGCTTTCTCTCAGAAAATGGAAGAGATCAATCGGAAGGCACGCAAGTACACGGAAAAATTCTAATGCGTCCGCCTGGCTGGAGTATCTGCTATGGCCAAGAAATCTGCCACTACGAAGAAAGAGCCGGCGAATGCAGAATGGACTGATCCGGTAGCCGAGGTCTCGACTGATCCGGTAGCCGAGCCGCAGTCAATGACCTCCGGACAAACCCCGCATCATTCCACAATGGGCCTTTCGATCGACGCCAACGCCGATATCTGGTCCTATCAGGGCTCCAAGGGCATGGTCCTGATCGGTCACCTCAACACCTTTATCCCTACGACGCTACACTTGGGAGCGGGTATCGCGGTGACAAGCGGCGTCACGGTGTTGGCGGCCGGATGGTGGTTCGTCGTCGCCAGTGCGACAAGTGTCCAGCTTGTCAATTCCACCGGCACAACAACATCTCCGTTGACCGGACAAGCCTACCAACTGCTGGTATAGGAGCATCAACATGAGCGAAGAAATCGTAATGGAAGCGCCGGCAGCAGGACCGGCCCCTCTCGCCACAGCGATTACCGGATTTCTGCGAGACTTCGGTATCTATCTCGATACTGCGGGAGCGATCTGGCAGTATCAGGGCATCAACGGCATGTCGCAACTCGGACAGGCTATCGCGTCGCAATCGTTAGCCGCTGCGCTGGCGGTAACTCCAACCACGGTCTTAACTCCCGCAGGACAGTGGATTTTAACGACCAGTACCGGCGTTTCTACCCTGGTGACTTCTACCGGCAGCACGACGGCCGGGATAACGGGCAACGCCTATCGGCTGCTGCCATGAGTGACACAGACCCTACGGCGCCGCCCGTCGCGACTTATCAGTACCAGTTTATCCAGCTGTCAAATGCTGACCGGCAACTCGTACTTGACGAACTCAACCGGCTTGGTGCCTCGGGCTGGATGGTGAGGTCATTCGAGAATGCCGGCGGTTTCTTCAACATTCTGCTCGAACTGGAAACCTGATGCCCATCGTTCGCACGTTCGCGTGCCCGGACTGCATGTACATGATGGATGTCATGCTGACGATGGAGCAGGTTGACGATCCGCCCCCGGAATGCCCGCGCTGCCACCATCAGCCGCCGATGCGCCAGGAGTTCAAGCCTGTCGCTCTCGTAGGATCCCACAACGCGAGAGCCCACGACATCATGGAGCAGGTCGCGTCCGAGGACTATCATGTCAGCGATATGACGCTGGGACGCAAAGAGGGCGATACGACCAAGGTCAACTACAAGGATCAGACCAAGGGCACCGCTCCAAGCACCTGGGGTGTCACGCAAGAAGCCTTACAAGGGGCTATTATCAGCGGCCGGCAGGTGCGGCAGCAGTACGGAAGCGGCCTGGATGTGCTGCAGTCCAATTTGAAAAACGGGACCGAGCCGGACTTGATAGAGAACAGCAAGAAAAGGATGATCAAGTTATGGTGAGTTCGAATGAACAGTTCGAGGGACATTGCTGCGGTGGACCGTATGACGGCAATTGGCTGATTGCACCGGAGAGGCGGCACATTGTCGGCTACAAGTGGGAACCGGCGGCAACGCCGGAGATCTTGTACGGGAGCTATCGTCATAATCTAGGGCAGTGGATTTGGAGCACGGACGATGTTGCGCATCCCGGATGACAGGCTCGACCTGCAGGGCTGGGTCAAGGAAGTCCATGACGAATGCATGGAGTCGTCCGAGGAGCGCTCGATGGTCTATACCCGCGCTTCGCAGTACTTCTATCAAGGCACGTACAGTGTCGAGGGCGCGATTTACAACAAGATCAAACCGTTTGTGGAACGTCTCTCCGGGTACTTGATGCAGCCAACGGATGTTCGATTTAGCATCGTGTTCGACAGCACCGAGCCGGAGAGCGTACTGGACCGCGCACAGGTGGTAAGCGAGAAACTTACCTCAGATTACAGGCAGACTGACAGCGACATCACCTTCGCGGAAGCGACGATGTATTGTCTGATCCACGGCTGCTATCTGCTCAAGCACATGCCGTCCGAGCTGGGTTTCAAGGTGGCGCCGGTGCATCCGCAGAATTTCGGCGTTCTGAGCGAGACGACGCTGGATTTGGACGAGCAGGAGGCTTTCTGCCACGTCAGCTATCCGACCATCTCCCGTCTGCGCGCAAGACTTGAGGAAATCGATCACCCGGACCGCGACGAAATCATGGCCCGGATTATGGAGGCAAGACCGACCGAGCGCGCCGAGGATGAGCCGACGTATTTCCATCAGATGGTCGTCGGCGGACAACCCACTGCCGGAGCAGGCGTGCCTTCCGCGGCCGGCATCGTCAACGTCTTCCCGGTCCCGACACCGTGGCGACCCCAGCGCAAGCTGCTGCCTACCGTGAAATTCTCGGAATTGTGGATCAAGGACCCCGACCGCGACGGTGACTATACGACGATCCAGTTTGTTTATGGCGCCGATCCGATCATCATCGAGGGCGACAACCATCGCCGCAATCTGTCGCGCGTTCCCGGTCACAATCCGTTCGTCAAAATTCAGGCGCAGCCGACGCCGGGATATTTCTGGGGCCGCTCGTTCATCGCCGACGTGCAGATGCTGCAGGACGTACTCAATAAGCGGCTGCGCGATATCAAGGTGATGTGGGATCGCAACACCAATGCGCCGCAGGTATTCAGCGGATTTACGTCGGTGACGGAGGAAATGTACTTCAAGATCATCAACGAAGGCGGCTTCATCAACGATCCAAATCCCAATGCCAAGGCGCAGAAATTGACCGAAGCGCCGCCGGAGCATTATCTGGAAGAGTTGAGCTTTCTGTTCAAGCTGTTCGATGAGGCAGCCGGATTTTCCCCGATCATGGGCGGCCAGGGCGAGCCGGGAGTGCGAGCGGGCGTGCACGCCCAAACGCTGGTGCGCACGTCGAGCCCGAGATTGATCGACCAGGCAGCGCGCATCGAACGTCAGTTGGCCACCTCCGGCTACCTATCCCTGTCCATCATGCAGGCAATGGACCCC